CTGCGGTTGCCGACGGAACATACACGTTCTTATACCAGTTGTTATAGGTGGCCGTGCTCGTATCATCCCCGGTGCGGGACTTCACAAGGCCGTCTTCCCTCGGGTCGGCGGCAATGGAGAGCGTCTCCGTTCCCGGCTCGATGCTCGACTCCTTGGTCTGGGATTCGATGGTCGGCCTCGATGCGGTGCAGTTGTACATGACATGACGGATCGCTTTCTGGTCGCCGTCAAACTCAAACAGCAGTGCGAAGTACACGGACTCCGTGATGTCGGATCTCTCAATCAGCACACCGTTCGAATCCTTCTCTTCCTGCAGGATATCGGTGCGGAACCACTCCGGGATCAGGGCCATCTCCAGGTCACCGGAGTAGCCGTTGTTCGATGTGGAGCGGAAATACACGACACCGTCCGCATAGAAGGGATTGCTCTCGCCCTCCGCGTCCAGCGACAGGGATACCGCACCCGGGATCGCCACAGGCTTTGCATACGTATAGGTGCCGTCATCCCCTTTGGTGAGGATGGCGGCATGGACATTTTTCAGGTTGTATTTCACCTTATTCTTAGCCATTTTCAGGTACCTTCCTTTCAAATGAATAGAGGACTTCATAGAGCCGCTCGGACTCGATCCATACCTCTGTTTTCTCATAAAAGATGCCGTGGTTATCGAGGACTGTTTCGACTATTGCCTCCGTCTCCGGATTCTTTTCATCGGTATATAGCTCGATATGCACGACATCCACCTTAAGATACACAACCCCGTCGGCGGAAAAGTTATCCGAGGCCGGGATCAGGAACGTGATAAACGGAGGCTCCGGGGACTCCCCTTCCGCGAAATGGTCATAGGCGAAGGGAAGCCCCGTCTCCGACAGCAGATCCATTAGATCCTGCATTTGATTCTCATCCACTTTTCAGCCCCCTCTCGATATCTTTCATCAGTTCCTCTTCCGCTGCTTCCTCTGCCGGTGCGATATGCGGGATAGCCTTCACCCTTCCGCCGCCGCGCTTTGCATGCCCGTGCTCCAGAAGGTGGGCCAGCATGTAACGGGTGGGGGAATACACGGTCACTTCCAGCTCGGTAGAACTCTCCTTGGTTTTCTTTGTCCGCCAGCTTTTTGCATACCGTCCGGTCTTCTTAGGCGCATTCGCGCCGATATCTTTCTTCACGGCATTCCCGGCTTTTGTGACGGCTGCCTTTACCACCTCTGCAGAGAGCTTACTGTATTCCTCCATCTGCTCGTTCACCGCCTCGGCCAGCTGGTCGATCTGTATTTTTCGGTTGCCCATAGCCTCACCTCTCCACAAGCTCTGCGGTAAATTTTCGGCTTTTCCGGCGGAATCCCATGTCGTCCACAGAGACGATGTTATAGATCCGGCCATAGAGGCAGATGCGGTAGTTCTTGCTGTTTACCACATCGGTCTCCGATGACCAGCGCACCGTAAAGTTCATCCGGTCTTCCTCTTCGGTATGACCGGCAGCTTCCGTTTCCTCTGCCTTGGCATTCCCCTTGGAAGCGGAAGCCCAGCAGGTAAAATAATCTGCCCATTCGGATTTACGGTTCCCGTACTTATCAATGACGGTCTCATTTTTCTGGATGGTGATCCGCACCCGCATGCCTGCGATATTCATCACACCACCCCTTCCCGGATGGCAAAAAGCAGGGAACGGAGCGTTAATGTCAGCTCCGTATAATCTGCTTTCTCCCGGTGCTCAAAGAGATACCCGACCGTATACAGGATGGCCACTTTCATGATCTGCCGGATATGGGCGAGGGCCTCCTCGGTATAATCCGCCGATGCAGTATCATCCGAATTGACCACTGCCCACTGCTGATCGGAAAGACGCGCCACATCCGAGCACAGCTTTTCTGCGGAGGATAAAAGGATACCGGTCATGGCATCCTCATCCGCCGAGTCCACCCGGAGGTACGATTTCGCGTCCTCAAGCGTGATCAGTGCCATGACCGGTCACCTCGCTTTCTTTAGGCCCCGGTACCCGTGCTGGTTCCGGTGGCTTTGGTGCCCTTCATCTTCAGAGCCTGAATCGCCTCCGGCAGGATGAGCTTGCCGTCCACCCTCTGGGTGGAGATGAAGCCGACCTGATCGGTGCGGGCGTACAGCTCGTTCAGGCGCTTAAAGGTGCGGTTCTGCCTGTCGGCGATCCAGTAATAGGAAAAGTCACCGAAGAGCAGTGCCTTCTCCCCCTTTGCGATCGCGGGCATGTAGGAACTGGTGATGATCGGGCGGGACAGGACGGTGTCCGGCTTGCCGACTTCCAGCGACGGCTTCCAGATATAGTTGTCGTTCTTATCCTTGATCTTCATCAGCTGCAGGAGCAGGGCCTCGTTGCAGAGGAACTTCGCCTTCTTCCTGTACGGGCTCTTCAGCGCGTAGTAGAGGTCGAAGATCTCATCGAAGGTCACAGCGGTCTCGGCTGCGGCAGTGACGCCGACAGGAACACCGCCGGTTTCCGCCAGAAGCCCGAGAGGTTTCCCCTGTCCGTCGCCGGTGATAAATGCCTTCTCCTCCGCATTGCCCATACGGACGCCAAAGCGGCGGGCGATATAGGAAGCGAGGTCAAAAGCGGAATCATGCAGCAGCTCATTGCTGATCTTGATCATGGTTCCCATCTTGTAGGCGGCAAGGGTCGTCTGGCCGAAGGTCGTATCTGCCTCCGGGATCTCCTCACCCTCGTCGATCCAGCTGGCTTCCCCGGAATCCTCCGCGATCGGGATCTTGCGGGTACCGGAAGAGGTGCGGATCACGGTCGCAAGGGAGCGGAAGATGTTGTTCTCCTCCAGCGCCTCGACCAGCTTCCTCTCAAACTCGTCCGGCACGGTGTAGCCGCCCTTTTCATCCTCCCCGATGGAAAGACCCTCAAGGGCGTCGTTGGTGATGCGCCCACGGAGCATGTCCCAGAAGGCTTCGTTATATTCTGCGGTCGCTGTCGGGCGGACATTTTTCTTCTTGCCGTCCTTCGGATCGGCGTGCACCGGCGTGGAGGTCGGCTGGGAGAGCTTGGCGTCCATCTCGGCCTGCTCCTCAAGGCGGGTGATCTCATCGCCCAGCGCCTTCACATCTGCAGCCATCCGGTTGTACTGTTCGACGGCCTCGGCCTTTACCAGACCATTCTCATCCCTGTGGTCTTCCAGAAAAGCCTTCGTCTGCTCCCACAGGGTGTTCCTCTTATTTCTCAGTTCGATAATCTTACTCATGGTAGATACCTTCCTTTCAATTTTGTGCATGAAAAAAGCTGGTTCCTTATCTCAGGAAATCCAGCTGGTTTCGTAAGATCTCATAGGGCATCGCCCCGTCTTTGGTTTTTCCGTCCATGCCGATGGCCGGGAGTCCGGGTTCTGCCCGGGATTTCTCCTGCGGCTCCTCTTTGGCGGGCCCTGCCTCCATCCTCAGACGGTTCAGCACCGCTCTGTCTGTACGTCTGGCAGAAAAGAGTTTTGCCTCCACCGTAACGCCATCATCTTCCGGCTCCGGTTCACTGTTTTCGTAAAGGATCTCGTCTGCAAAACCTAACTCCACCGCTTTTTTCGCGTTCATCCACGTTTCATTGCTCATCAGTTCCGCAATCTTATTATGCCGCAGTCCGGTTTTAGCAATATATGCGTTGATGATGCTCTCCTTCACTTCCTTCAGCGTCTCGATAGCCTTTTCCATATCACGCTCATTTCCCATGGCAATGGTAGATGGATCATGGATCATAAGCATCGAAACAGGGGACATATATACCGTGTCCCCGGCCATTGCGACGACAGACGCTGCCGACGCGGCGATCGCATCAATCTTGACCGTAACCCTGCCTGGATAATCCCGGATCATGGTATAGATCTGCGCAGCGGCCCAGACGGAACCACCCGGCGAATTGATCCAGATAGTGATATCCCCATCTTCGGCCATCAGATCATCCCTGAAAGCCTGCGGAGTCACAGAATCACCCCAGAAGTCATCCTCATCAATCGGCCCCTCAAGGCGGAGCACCCTGCCTCCACTGTCATCGTGAATCCAGTTCCAAAACTTCTTCACTTACTTCTACCTCTCTTTCTGTTTTCCGGTTTTTCATCCGGCTGCTGCTCTTCTGTATCCGGCTCTTCCTTCTGATCCGGATTTGATGCCGATGCAGACTGCGTCACCCGCATCCCTGCATCCTGTAGCTTCACGTAGCCGCCGTTAAGGTAATAATCATCTCCACCCTTTTCCGCTGGAATCCGATCAAGGTTCTCCAGCATCCTACAATCATTGGGAGACAAAAACCCGTTACTGATGCCGGTCGCATACCCCTGCATGCGGCTCTGGTAGTCACCGCGAAGAAGGCCGTCCACGTTGAACTTCGGGAAGTACTGCTCCTGTTCCTCCGGAAGCAGCAGGTCTTTGATGATCGCCTGCTCAAACCGCACGAGCCACGGCATCAGGGTGTGCATGACAAAATCGATGCTCTGGTGCTCGATATTACTGAAAGTCGCATGCTCCAGATCCTGCACCATGTGCGGTGGCACCCGGAAGATCCGGCAGATCTCGTTGACGCCAAACTGGCGTGTGGATAGGAACTGACTATCCTCCGGCGGCAGGCTGATTGCTTTGTACTGCATCCCCTCTTCGAGCACAGCAACCTTATGCGCGTTGTTGGCACCGCCGTAGACATCCGACCAGTTCTCCCGGATCTTCTCCGGATTCTTCAACACACCCGGATGCTCGAGTACACCGCTCGGCTGTGCGCCGTTCCGGAAGAAGGCCGACCCGTATTTCTCCACCGCCAGCGTGGTGCCGAGGGCATTTTTCATCATCGCGATCGGCGAGAAACCGACGAGGCCGTTAAAGCCGAGCCCCGGCACATGGAAGATCTCATCCTTCCGGAAAAAGATATCCTTATTTGTCTCCCCCGGTGTCTCATCCGTATAGGCGTGATAGATATAGTAAATCTCCCCTTTTTCATCCCGGTCGACTTCCACGTTTTCAGGAAGCAGCGGATAGAGACCTAAGATACCGTTTTTCCCATCCCGGATGATCTGCGCATAGCAGTTCCCCCACAGGAGAAGGTGCGTCATCATCACTTCCCGGAAGGAAAAGCTCGTCATCTCCGGGTTCGGCAGCATGTACAGCAGCCGGTATAGAGGATGGTCT